CTGTTGAATGTATTGACGCAATCGAATCAATGCTAACCAAAGAAGAATTTATCGGATTTTTACGCGGGAACATATTAAAATATCAATGGCGTTATAAGCAAAAAAACGGTTCTGAGGATTTAAAAAAGGCGCAGTGGTATTTTGATAAGTTAAAAGAAAAAGAGGGCGTGTAATGTATGAATTTAAAAGTGGTAAACCATCAGGCGGCTTGCGTTATCAAGCCATGCGCGATTATTTAATAAAATTAAAATGGTTTGCAGACAATCCCATGCAACCAGTATTTATAAGTGAACGCAGTGCATGAAACCAAGACTTAAAAAGATAGGCAGGATATGGCTGTGTTACACACAAACAACGGCTGTTTGTTCTGGGTCAACACCTGAAGAAGCCTATCAAAAATGGATAGCAAAAAACAAAGCCGCTAAATAAGCGGCTTTTTTATTATGGCGTTAAAAACAATTCTGCTTCAGCATTGCGCCTGCGGGTTAATCCAGCGAGTGGTTTACCGCCTGACTTATCCCATCGCAAAAACTGTTTTGCAATTTCTGCTTTATTGTCACCAGCTTTGAGCATTTTAACAAGGGTTGACGATGCAAAATTACCCGCTCCAATGTTATAACAAAGACAAACAAGCGCATCAAACTCGTTTTGTGTTAATTCAATACCTACTGCATTAACGGCTTTTTCATATTGCCCAATGGTTGCAGCAAGCAAAGCAATTGCGGCTTTTTCAGTTGGTAGCGTTCTATTTTTAGTGACTGGCGTACCATCACCATAATGTGTTGAGCCAATGCCAATAGTCCACACACCCGCTGGGCATTGATAAGCCGATAATTTACAACCTTCAAATTCTTTAATTAATTTTAAACCGCGTTCGCCTGTTTTCATTTTCGTGATCTCATAGAAAGTACCGTAATTAATTTTTGTGTAAGCCGTATCATGTCGTTATCAAGCAGGCGTATTTGGTCGATTAATTCAATCAGCGCGTCTGTTGTTTCGGTAAGGATTGGCTTAACAATTGTCGTTACCCATACCCAAACAAAATAGACGATATACCCCATGCTACTTGATGCAATAATTGGAAAACCGTATTGGTTGATATATTTAGCTAATGCGTCAACATCCATTAATCAACTCTCTTTTCTTGCGGGTTATTAAAACGCGCCACCTTCTCTTTTTCAATTGGCATATCAAGTGTTTCTGTCATGAGTACGTCTATTTTTACAATATCCTCTGACATAGCCGTGACACGCTTATCAAGTTGCTTGATGATACCAATAAGGCTTTTAATCTTTTCAAGTACGCTATCAAGCAGGAATTTAATGGTCAAAAATACAAAGTACATTCCCACGCAAGCAGCGGCAATGGGGAAACCTACATCCGTTGCGAACTGTAAAAATTCCATTACTTACTTGTCCACCAAGCAATAAACGAAAACAACGCACCGATGGTAAAGACGATGCCGCCAATGAAACCTTTATAGCGCGTTTGTTCGTTTTTCATTTCTTCAAGAGTGGCAATTATGGCATCGAGCTTCTTACCACGATCTTCAAATATTTCTTCGAGGTTTTCAATTCGTTGCTCTACTTTAGCAAGGCGGCAGGCTTCATCTGGCATTTTATAACTCCGCTAATTGCTGTCTTAACTGCCCAATTTGAAGCTCAACGTCTGCAAGCCATGTGGTGTCGATAGCTAAAATAGCTTCGCGCTGTCTACGCGGTGTGACTGAATCTTCTAGTGCTGCGATGTCAGATTTGATTTTTGCTTTCTCATCTTCAATCTTTTGCGCCTGTGCTACCACTAGTTGCTCTGCATTGAGGTCTAAGACTATCCATGTTTGCTCCCAGTGATTAGGTAAAGCCTCTACAGGTACGCCTTGAGCGATAGTCTGCGTGTACTTATCGTAGTCTGGTTGAGGTGCATCAAACACACATGAGTAGCCTTCTACTGTAAAAGGCACAGGGAAAGAGGTATTTGGATGCGCTGCACGGATTTCAGATTCCGTGCTAACTTGATGTGTTTGTAAATTGATATAGTTTGCCATTGATATGTCCTATGCCACTGCTAAAAAGATGTAAGAAGCTCCACTGATATTCGTGGTTGTCGATGCTGTTGCACCTAACGTAAAGCCACCCGATGATGCGTAGACACCGTTATTACCTGTGACTTCTGCCGCTGTGCTATTAAGCAGTAAGTATGGACTTGACCCGCTTGTTAACCCACGAGCCGAATCAAATGTGTACCAGCCGCCAGTAGAGTCTGTACGCTTAATTAAAACAAATCTTGCACCGCCAGAACCAAATCCACACGCAATTGCTTGTCCTGTTCCATTACCTGTGTAAGAGCCTACTTTAGATATTCCAGCAAGTGTGGCGAATAGGTAGGCAACGTAAGTATATCCACTAAAATTAGTAGTTTCATCATTTTGTACACCAAACGTAGTAGAAGAAATAGAAGTAAATCTTGAACCATAATCGCTAAAACTTCCTGTAAGATTAAGATATAACCCGCTAGAAAGCGTATTTGGATATACAGCCCAGTTACGTACTGAATTTCTTGCTTTAACTATTATTAGTTCTGGAGAAACTGTTAAATTGTGATTGTATGTTTGTCCTAAAACCCCATTACCCGTATAACAAACCATATCAAAGAATCCAGGTGCGCGTTTGAACCCGTACCATATACTATTTGCTGTTGGCATATTCGATAATGTTAAAGCAGGTCCAAACGAATCTTCTGTTACCTTAAAATACGGGTTTGTCGTTCTAGTATTTTCAGCAGCAGTCGAAGTGCTATCAATTATTGGACTACCTCCACTTAAAAATCCACGCAGTCTGTCACTCCACATCCATGCAGGTGAAGTAGGTGAAGTCTTATTTACAAATGTAGCAAATAAATCTGGCGACGTATTAGAACGCCCAAATCCATAAGCACTCACTCCCGAAGCTGGACTAAACACCTGCGTCCCCGTTGTAGGCGGCTTGTTTGGGCGACGGATTGCCATGTAGATGTAGGTTGAGCCAGACGTGTTAACTTCAGTTGATGTTGAAGTTATTTGAAATCCTGTGGCAGTCGGAGATACATAGTTAACACTAGATTCAGCGTTTGCTAAATTAGCTTGCAACGTAGCGTCTGCAGAACCTACAGGCATGCCACGCATTGAATCTAAAAGTTGCCAATTACCTGTACCACTAGCATTTTTAACCATCAAATACTGCGGCTCCCACCCTAGCGTTACAACAGGCCCAGTTGCACTTCCATTCCCAGTGTAACTCCCACACTGAATAATCCCAGTCGATGACGTGTCGTGAGCGAATAAGTAGGCGACGTAAGTATTACCAGAACCGTTTACTCCGTTATCCCCACCACTGGCGTTACCCACCGTAAATGTTGTGCTAGTGGGTGCGGCTCCCCATGTATTTGACCCATTTTGTTGAGCACCTGTGCTGTTTAACAAAAGATAGTAGTTGGATGCAGTTAAACTTCTATGGTAAACATTCCAGTCACCTACTCCGTTAAGACGCTTAACTATAATCATTCCAGGAGCAACACCGAGATTATGATTTACCGTTAATAATGTCCCATTCCCCGTATAAGTCACCACATCAAAAAACTTCGGTGCTTTGCGGAATGTACATGAAACGTAGGTGGCTGCATTAGTGTTATAAACTGAGCTTGCGCCTAGTGAAAACCCAGTCGAGCTAAATGCTGTTAATCCTGTTGTGTCTGTTGTTTCTGCACCAGTAGTATTAGAAATTAGTGCTTTAGTCGCACCACGAACTGTGTCCGTTAATTTATGGTCTGTCGCTGCACTTCGTGACTTTATCCATGTCATCCCACCCTTACCAGCCAAGTCAATACCGTTAGTGATGGTTTGTGTCGCCCCCGTGCCGGTGTAGAGCCAAGTGGAGAATACGTCATCGACATAGAGAGTTGCGTCTGCGCTGTTACCGGCTGCTTCTTTTAATTTGGCTGATAACATTATGCAGACTTCCCAACCAGCGCACCGTAAAGTGTTGAGCTGATTTTCCAAAAGACGAGCGTATTACTTGCACTAAGCGTTGGCGCAGTATTGCCAGCCGCTGTCACCCATGTGATAGTTGGCCAGTTGATTGTGTAGGTACTACCGTTAGTGAGCAGTAATGAGATGCTTTGCCCAGATGATAAGCTGTCAGTAAAGGTGACTGTACCCGCAGCCGCGCATGACAGAGTTGTACCAGTAGAAGGATTTAATGCAATCGTTCCCGAAGTAGCAAGTGTTGCGACCTTTTCAGTGTAGGCGTCTAGGGTTAAGTTACCTGTCATCGTGCCGCCAGACAATGCTAAATATCCACTTGATGGAATATAAGCCGCCCCCCATGCACTACCGCTATAAACACGCATTTCGCTACTTGTTGTATTCCAATACAAAGCACCAGTAAGCAGCGCATTTCCATCATTATCCACCGTTGGATTGCTTGATTTTGCGCCTAAATAACGGTCATCAAAGGAGTCATAAGCAGCAGCCGCTGCTGTTGCGCTAGATTCTGCTGCTGTTTGACTTGCTGCCGCTTCATTTGCTTTTGTTACAACATAATTTGCAATTGAAACTTGATTAGTAAAACATGGCACAAACCTTGTGCGCCACCCGCCATCCCTTAATCCTGTTGTTGCATTATCATCATCAGTAACAGTTGAACCGTCACCACCGATTGCTGTGCTAAATGTTACACTGCCCGTCATAATAATTCCTTGATTTCGTATGTTGTTTGGTATCGTGTGTTGTATGGCTGTGAAATAGGCGATAATGACCTCAACCTACCTAAAAACGAACGCCTTTGCAGATTAAGCGCGTCTGCACTATCCCAGATATAAAGCACTTCTAAATCTGTGCCTGATATTTTCATAATATCATTATTTAAAATTGATTCAGCATAAGTTAAATGGTCAAGCGTAAATTGTGCAATTCTAAAACTATCACGCCTATCAAAAAATTCTGCGCCACTCATAGCTGTATCGACAACCGTTGCTGATTCATAACCAATTGACGCGCCTAGATTCATATTTAAAACTGGTTGATAAGTTGACCCCATAAAAATACGACCTAATTCAACATAGCCGTCAGAATTGCTGCTGTCAAAAAATTCAATTTGATAATATTGCGCTGATACAATTGATGGAATAACGTAAATTAAATTTTTTGTGTAATACGCAATTTCTTCATCCGTTGGCGTTAAATCCCAAAAATGTACATCTTCCCATTCGTAACTGCCATAAGGCGAGCTAGGCCATACATCAAGTGTGCCAGAATCATAAACTAATGTAGCATAACCGCTGTCTGAATAAACGCGATAACGCCATGTCGCACTAACTGATAAATTGTGTGCAATAATTCCAAGCGTTGAAACAATGCGCTCAATGTCTGTTGAAAAACGCAATTTAGTTGATGCGTTTGCATCGTCTGTTGAACGCGCTTTTTTTGATAATTGGCGTGTTTTGATATTTGTTAACGGCAATGAAGTTGACCACGAACCATACGCTGCAAACGTAACTGCATCAATCCTGTTTTGATAACCAATAATTGTATTTGCCATGCTATCCCCAAAGCGTTAGCGTTGCGCGGTTTTTTGAATAATCTGATTCAATACCAATAATTTTAAATAGTTTACCAGAATTTAAACCAAAACGATTCATTGTTATGTTTACAATATTATTTAAAT